CACGCAGTACGGACCATCCGTACCTTCAACCATGCGATAACCTTCTGGGCACTCGGTAATTGTGCTACCGTCATCCGTTACAGTCGTAATCGGACGAACGGTATCGTCGTCTACGACCTCAACTACTGGGTCCTTGGTCTCTTCTTCATCAGGCTCTACGTCAACTGTAGCAGGCTGTACAGATGTTGTCGGTGTTGTCGTTACCTCTTCTGTAACAGGAACCGTAACAGTCAAATCCTGTTGTGTGTTTGGATCTTCCACAAGCACAAAATCAGTGTTTGTTGAAGTCTCCGTGGTAGCAGGCACTTCTACAACGGTTTCTTCGTTAGTCGAAGTGTCCTCTTGAACAGAAGTTTCTTTAGGTGCAGCACCTCGTAACCCGGTGTCCTGATCCGCTACAACAACCGTAGTCTGTTTATTTTCAGATTCTTGTTCCGCAAATCTCTGATCTAAGGCTACTTGGATTGCGTCATACGCTTCATCCCGAGACATCCCTAAAGACGTTAGCCTATCAACCTCTGCATCAAAAGCTTTATTATACGCCGCACCTCTTTGCGCTTTAGCAGTGAGGTGGAAAGAATGTTTGTCGTCGGAACTAAGGAAAATAGGGTTTCCTGTAGCAGCGAATAAAGAGCGACCTAGCCGACCCGTGTCTTTAGGCTCGAAATCTGTAACCACATCTTTAGTCGTCTGGTATGGTTCTATAATATCAGATATATCAACGTTAGACGTATCTATAGAAGCCGTCTCTTCCTCTATAACTCCTTCAAGAGACGGTGTAGAATCGTCAATTTCAGGACCTGACTCTTGTGACGGCGCAGCACCCAACGCAGTTTCAATACCTGTCGGGGTGAACGGTTTTTCTGGACCCGGAGGTGTCGCTGCTTTGTCCTGCTCCATCTGAAGAATTTGATCCATTCGCGTCTCACCTTGGTTATTAACGAATGGGTTCGTAATAGCAGTATTGATAATATCGTTAGCCACGTCCTCTGGAAGCTTGTCACGAATCTCTTCGTTCATTTCCGATGACAAACCACCTGTTTGGATCACTTCTTCTTCTGCTAACGCTCTTAACATCATAGCATCGTTGTCCATCTTTTTAGAGATGGCACTATCGGCAAGTGATTGTACCTCATCTAACGTCAGACCAAAACCATCGTAGTCAGTAACGTCTAGCATTTCTCCGTCTTCTAATTGATTCATCATCAATTTTTCTGCCTGACTATAGTTATCAGGAGTTGTCTCAGACGACGGCGTGGATGGGGCCGTGTCAGTATTAACAGGAGCCGACATACTGCCAATTTCTGTCTCTACTTGAGGACCTGCACGGAATTCTTGACCAATGTTCGGCGTAGTATCCGTAGTAAACGATGAGGGCGAGGGTAACAGATTCCGTTCTTCTGTGCCTATCTGACGCGTCGTGGTCTCTGGTGTTTGAGCCCCACCAACAATACCTGTTGTTGCTGCTCCTCCTATTGCACCTAATAAAGCTTCGTCCGCGCTAAAGGCTTTGCCGAACTTATCCGTACCCGTCATAATATCTTCAGCAAGCGCAGTGACGTTTTGTTCACCGTAACCTTCCATAAAGGCTTCTTCCATCGCATTTTTACCAATCTGAGCTGTTAGGCTAGCTCCTGCGGGGGGCATTTTTGCAAACGCTAGGTTACTAATCGCTCCTAAAGGCGCACCCACTACACCCGCGATTTTAGAAGCTTCGTTCCCCATAGCCGTTGCAACTTCTTGACTGTAGCCTCTCGCAAGAGCCTCGGCCTCTACAGCGTCACGAGCTTCCATAGCTGTTTCGCCGCCCCCTAACACCGCGCCTGTAGCTAATAGCGCAGGAGAACCAAAAGGCACAGAAGCAATTGTAGCACCAAAAGAAGGTATCGTTTTAAAGGTATTATATTTAAGAGAATCGGTGTTTATCTGGTACGCAGGTCTAGTATCTAAAGGAAACTGCGTGTATTTTTCATCATCATTGACTGTAATAATAGGACTGTTCATTGCGTCCCGAGCATCCTTCGGCATGTTCTGCATTGCTCGATTTTCGAGCCTAGAACCTATTTCCGACATCTCTCTGCCTGCTACAGTAAGATCTGACGGTTCAAAGTTTGTTGGAACCGCAGTAGCTCCCTTCTTACCTGTAACCGCTTCCGCTAAAGCCGGATCTACTGGTTGATATCTATTCTGCAATGGGCTTTCATACGCACTATACCCAACACGAGCGGAAGTAGGCGATATTGCCTCACCTGCAACCTGCGCTGCATTACCCACCAAATCTACCATAGTACCAATACCCGTGGCTAATGCGCCACCTGTACCTGTGGATTGGCCCGGGCGACCCAAGGGGTAGTTGAAATCAACTGGTTGCGCGGCACCCGTACCTTGCTTCGCTTTTAAGTCATCGAAATACGGAGAATCTTGTGAGTAGATATTGCCTGTAAAGTCAACGCTAGGAGTCGATGGTTTGTCATCTTCAGGGGTATCTAACGCAGGTAATGGAGGCAATAGGTCATCGATAGAATAATCGACGGAAAAATCCTCGTCATCCATCAAAGCATCATACGCTTCGTCAGGAAACATCTCTTCAGGATTTGAGATATTATTAAGAGTTCTTTCCGCAGCTATAGATGCAGGGGTGCCGTACCCCAGTTCTGGGCCCAGTGCTTGCCGAGCATCAATACTGTAACGAGAATCCTGAGCCGTGTTCATACCATAAATAGGTTGATTGTTCGTAGATGCATACGCCGGACTTACAAAACCATACGTGTCTTGTGTTGCGGGGTTATAACGAGACTGAACATACTCCAGAGCTTCCCGACGATCCTCTGCTCTTTGAATCTCTGCGTTAGCTGCGTTACGGGCTGCATTAGATGTGTGACGACCCCCCTCCGTATCATAATAGTACGTAGGAGTGGGAGGCGTATAAACAGGAGGTGGTGTATATACGTATGTCGATGTGTTCGTTGACGTACTTGTATCCGTCGTACCGCCACCAGTTGTAGTGGTCTCAGTCGAAGTACTGGTGTTATAGCCAGAGTCACTAGAATCTGATACGCCTCCAGTATTACCACCGTTATCGTCCCAATTGCTACCAGTGTTCGTTTCGGTAAAGAAATCGTCATTGTTTCCCGTTGCTCCGCCAGTGACAAGAGAACCGCTAGGTTCGCCTGTGTAACCACCGCCATCATCATCATCAACTGTGTTGTATGCGTCAGATCCAGTCCAACTGAAGTCACCACCGTCGTTGCTTAATGTTCCAACATCGGTCTGTTCGCCTGTGTTTAAATCAATAGTAGTGAAGTCAATATCGCCAGTTGGCACCGCTGTGGACCCGTACGAGTCTCCATCGTCGTCGCCGCCGTCGCCGCCGTCGCCGTCGCCGTCAAATGCTGCAATGGTCCAAAGGTTCAAGTACCGACGCACGTCATACGGGTTTAACAAATCTCTCATGCTGCTTTCCTATACCATGTTCCTTTGCGAGACTTTCCTTGCTCATAAACCCGCAAACAATCTGCCGTTGCCACGTCCGGGTACATATCATACATCTGTTGCTGTATGTCCCGAACAAATTTAAATACTTCACGCCGCCCCGCACGACACAAGAACTTAGGTATATATAACACATCTCCGCTCTCGCGAGAATATACCTCATCCCCGTTCCATAAATCCTTGTCTATCTCTTCCTGTGTGAAAAAGCCATACGTGTAAAACCCCAACAACTCCTCGTCACGCCAGTGACAAACCAACTTGTTGTGCTTCGCCGCATAGTAAATAGAATTAGTGTGTCCCGAAATCCGCTTCCTAGAATAATACGGATCTAAATGAACCAACTCCATAACCCTGCCGTACACGTAATAATCCATTACCGCTTCCGATACAGACTCTCGATTCCACCCGGAGTAGAATACTGCTTAATCATACCAAGGCCCGGGATCCCCGAACCACTCAACGGACTCATACGTCCACTCTCACCATAACGTCCACTCGGGGGACGACTCGGCGTGAACTTAACATTGTCCTCTTTAAACAACGCTGCTAACTGACGCTCAAAATCCGCTGCCGCTCCCGCCTGATCCGCTTGCGGTATAATCCCCTTCGAAGCGTCCGAGGGCCGAGTACCACGGGCCGTCTCTGTACGATCTTGGCCCCCGAACTTCTGACCATAGTCCCGTAACGTCGTGCCATTGGAATCCGCAGGGTTGTACTCCCCGCCAGTCTCCAAAAACTTCTTCATACCCGCCTTGCCACCTAAATGCGCCATACCTAACATCGCACTAGGCGTAATCTTCACGCCATTAATTGTCTTACCAATAAATTGATCCAAACCCTGCGCTGCTACGTAATCTAATATGTCCCCCTCATGCCACTTCTGAACACGCTCCTGCAAGGCAGGGCTGTTCTTAAACTGATTCATGGTGAACTTATTACCAGTAGCCTTCATGTAATCTGCCAAACGAGCCGGACCAAACTGGTATTTACCAGTGTAACCCTCCTCATTTACAGCACTGTAACTATTCGAGCTCTCGCTCTGACCTAATTTTTCTCTAAATGCACTCATCTACAAGCTCCGAGGTTCAAGGACCACTCTACAATAAACCCAAATGAAAATACACCCGCGATTTTTTTCACTTGATTTGCGCCTTACCCGCTCTCCGATTGCGCCTGTAACTACGGTTCTTAGATGCCGCCAAAACTCCAAGATTCTTCCGGCTGTTGTCGCGAGGGTTGCCATTCTTGTGCGTAACGTCCTTCCCATCACCCTTCTTAACCTTGCCCTCCTTAACCATAGCTGCTCGGGCCGCGTTCCTCGCTGCTCGGTTTTTCTTCTGCTTCGGCTTGGAATGGTAATTCCGATACTCGGCTGCGTAATCTCGGGCCATGGATGTTCTCCTTACGTTCTTAAATGATATTATACCCGAATGAATTTACAAAACCAACATTTTAGGGTGCACACAGAACAACCGGGGTCTTATATAGCGGGGGTGGGGTCGCCGGGTAAGTCAATATCTGTAGGATTTTAGGCTAAGTAACCCCTATAGCTGTGTAATAGTGTGTTGCTGCAAGGTCATAGGTCCATGGCTCTAGGTATGCTGCACTACGCTACTCATACTCTCGCTAGAATATTTGCACCTCGACCCTTTGATTTTCTGGGCGACGCCCGGGCTGTCGTGAACCAAGCCCCTTCAGGTCTTGGCCCTTCGGGCTTCCATCCCTGTCGCACCGCTCTCAGGGATTTTTCATCCCTGCCGCTCGGGCAAACCCTGAACAAACGCCGGGCGTTTGATCCCTTTAGGAACGACGTATCAACCCTCACCTGAACACCTCGTCCGTGCAGTGGCGCGGGCGAGAGTTTATCAGGTGGGCTTGATTCGCCGTGTCGGACGCGTCGGTAAACTCCTTGCCTCCGCGTTGCAAGGGAAGGATACGAGAATCGTGCTTACTCGCCGACAGTCGCAGGGGGCACGAGCATATTTGATTTAAGCAGTCGTGCCCGTCTGCACTGTCACTCGACGCACGATGCACACCCGACCACGCTCCCGCTTTTGTGGTCTAAACCAACTGTCTTTATTGGTTCTTCAGTAGGGTTGGTGTGCGTCCCCTTGCGCGTAAGTATATCAAACAACGTGGGATAGATTCGGGGCAACGGGAACGCCGTTGCCTGTTAACCGAATCACGGCGCGATAATCCCCTGCGAAACAACGCAACATCACTGCAACGGTTAAGGTGCTCGACAACAGAGCCATACCGTCTCTGTTCTCTCGCGCTTTATTAGTATTCCGTTGACCTAGTGACGTAGCATCGTTTCTTGCGCAAGCGTTGAAACAATTTGTCACCTCGGCAACAAATTGTGTCAAGGGATTATTAAGACACGCCGCCCACGTTTGATCTCCGGTAAGTGTATCAAATAATCGATACATAATCTTCAAAACAAAGGAGGCCATCATGGCTAAATCAAACTACAACTCAGTCTACAGTTCACCTATCAAAGTAGAGTTCCAAGGCTTTGGGGAACTAGAAAATCTAATCGATGACTTGCGTGAGCTACTGTCAACAGCAGACCGTGGTCAGTTCAGCATGACCGCGTCAATGTACGACGAACTGCTAAAGATTCGCGACACAGCATTACGCGAACTCATCCAGTCTGCCGAGTCACGTCTAACATACACCAGTTACAAGTTAGACAACGTATCCGAAGTCATTATCGAAGATCGTCGCAAGCAAGAAGGAGAGGCAGCATAACATGAAAACAATTCCAGCTTTTCACACACCCGCCAATTGGGAAGAGTTGATGGACTGGATAGAGGGTTGCTCACGCGACTCTCGTCCCTTCCTCATCGTAGCCGCAGCAATGGCTTATAACCTAGCTGTATCAGAATCACAGTCAGAAACAGGAGAATCAAATGACTGATATCATCGTAGACCGCTCACCAATGCACAACGAAGAGTTCTTCAACAAGGTAGCCGACGCAATGTGGCTACTGATGGAACAACGTGTCCACAAGGCAGTCGAGGAAGCTATCGCTGCACAGTCAGTAAAGCTTGACAACGACCAACTAGACGAACGCATCAAGGATCGTCTTGAGATGTTCAGTGTCGAGGACATGGGTTTCGACCTCAGTGACTACTCATACGACCTCGACAGCATGATCGACCAACAGATTCAGTATCAAGCCGAAGACGGCGAACTGAAAGAGTGGCTCGGTCACGATGACGACAACTTCGAGGACAGAGTTCTCAACGTCCTTCGCACTAACACGATCCGCATCGAGATCTAATCGCAACCGCAGGGGGCTTCGGCTCCCTGCATCAACTCAAGGAGCATACAATGCAACACGCAATCATCTACAACGGACCAAGTCTCTTGGATGGTCAACCTATCGTAGTCATCGCTACATACTCTAACCGTAACCGCAAGACAGGTCAGGTCGTGCAAACGTACATTCTGTGTCGCGACATCAACCCTCTCGAGGCTAGCAAGACAGGTGCCGACTTCAGCATCTGCGGCGACTGCATCATGCGCGGCACACCTAACGACGACCCCAAACGTAAGCAAGCAACAGGCCGTCGCTGCTACGTCAACCTAGGTCAGGGTGTCCTCATCGTATGGCGTTCGTACAAACGTGGCGTATACGAGTACGGTGACGCTCGTACCATGGGTCGTGGTCGCTTCGTCCGCATCGGGACATACGGTGACCCCGCTGCCGTACCGCCGTCAGTGTGGGAGGACCTACTATCAGAAGCAGACAACTACACAGCGTACAGCCACCAGTCAGGATGGCGACCAGACATCGCAATGCAGTCAGCCGACACATACACACAGGCTCGTGATCACTGGCGCAATGGTCGTCGCACCTTCCGCATCGTCAGAGACATCAAGGGTGTTGACTACGCTCACGAGACCCTGTGCCCGGCATCCAAAGAGGCAGGTCGTCGCGTCACCTGTCATGACTGCAAGCTATGCGCAGGTCACAAGAAAGCTAAATCAATCGCAATCGTGGAGCACTAAGATGAAAACACCACAAGTAAAACCAGACTGGAACACAGGCATCTACATCGGAGACGGTGTAGTTGCAAAACCCACAATGGAAGACAACATGCACAAATGGACAGATCAGCAAATTTGCGAATACTACGACCAGAACCCAAACCTTTTGCTCTCGACATACGCAGGTATGTTGGGACTAAACGTTGCCGAACTGAAGGACATCCTGTTTGGCGACTGGTGGGAATAAAGTAGGGGAGCTTCGGCTCCCTTACTACTATCATAAAACGGAGTCTCGCTAGTCGCTCGACACAGTCAGTTTAAATTGTATCTCGCTAGTCGCTCGATGCATGTTTAGTTTAAATTGAGTCTCGTTCCTCGACACAGGATTTAGTAGGCTCGGCTCCCTCGTTCCTCGGTCGCCTCGCCCGGGGAAATTTTGGCGCGTGGGGCCGCAGGGCCGCAGGAGTCAAATCCGGCTCGACGGTTCAATATAAAACGCGCGTGGGGCCGCAGGGCCGCGAACAACGATCCAAGGTCCTCGAACCTCTGGCTCACCGCCTCGCCTATCCCTCCGTCCACCAATGCCGGACCTTGGTCCCCGTCAAATAAATATATGTGCCTCGTAGAGAGCTGCTTTACTAAGATGAAATTTGCGCCACCTCGGGCCCAATATGCCATATTCCAAGCAACTTGATGCGCAGACAAATTAACTGCGATACTTTTAGTTACTTTCAACTCCATCCAAAAGGGTATGCCATCGGCAACAATGTGTACATCAGGTATACCGCCGCCGTGTTTATTCTCAATTCGAGTCGCGAACCACTTCTTCGGTAGGTTCTGACGTATCGAGTTCCAAAAGTTCGCCTCTGGTCCCTTGCTCATCTGGTGTGATATCCTTCATCTCTACCTCAAAGGCTTGAGGGTATTGTTTCTTGAGCGCATCGAGCCGTGCCACAATCTGATCTCGTGTCATCTGGTCAACAGTGTTGATGTTCTCGCGCCTGTCGATGGTCAAACCACCAAGTGCTGACCTGATTTTCTCGGCGTTGATTGCAGCGGAAAACTGACCTGCGTCCTCGGCCCCTTTGGATAGCTGATGCAATCGCTCCAACTGTCCAATCGTGGTGACCCCATACCTACGCTCTCGCTCCTCGCGCAATTCCTTGATGTACTCTACAACATGCGGATAATCACGACCATTCAACAAAACGGAGGCTTGCTTCGATGCAAGATCAGAAGAATACCCCGCCTTTCGAGCGCACTCTGCGTTGCTGTAGATACCTTCGACGATGTGTTTTGCAAAAGTCATCTGACGATTAGTCAGAGTTCGATCATGTTTATTTTCAATATCAGCTTTTATGCTCGGCATCGGCTCTTCCCCAATGAGTTTAACTTATCCTAATAGAGGTTTTGACCCCTGTCTATCTCTTACAAAAAATATCAAAAACGACTGTTCGCGGCATTAAAGAAAACTCAGACAACTGCATACATGCATACACGCTGCATACATATTCAACTTTTAAAATACGTTCTCTAAAACACCTTATTTTTATGGTTAAAATCAACCACTGCATACGCTGCATACGCTG